ATGCGGCTCTTGTCCTATTCCTTTTCTCCTTATTTTACATATAATAAACCAACTACAGCAGATGCGACAGGTGATCATGTGAAAAAAATTGTACGGCGTGTGAAGTTTGTGGATTACGGACGGTTCGGGCTTTCCGCTTATTCGCTGAAGATGAAGGTGAGGAATCTCGGGCTGCTGAATCGATTAAAGAAGAAAAGCTGAATCCCGGAATCATCCGGGACTCGGCCTTTTTTTATGAGAGCTGCATAACGATCTTTGCTTTAACAGCCGGGCCGTAGATGCCGTCAGACGTTAAGCCGTTCACAGATTGGAAGCGGGCTACGGCGTTCGCTGTTTTCGGACCATAGACGCCGTCAATGCCATTATTGACAGCTCCTTTTTCAGGGTAAAAATAAAGCGCGGCAAGCGCGTTTTGCACCTGGTATACCTTTTCGCCGGATGTATACGGTGTTGTCAGCTGAATCACCTCATCCGGAAGAGGATATGCTACCTGTACGGGTGCGCTGACAAACAGCACTTGTCCGACTTGAATCAGATTCGGGTCGGCAATGTTGTTCCATTTCTGCAAGTCAGCCACGCTGACGCCGAATTTTCGCGCGATTGCCGACAACGTATCCCCTTTTTGCACAGTATAAGTCTGCCTGCTGTCAGAACCGATCCCTGCTTTAAATTCGTCCCATGTATCCAAAAGCCTTCTCGGGCAAAGCTTGCCAGACCAATGCTTATGCTCGACGACATTTGCAAGCGGGATACTGTGCGATGCCATTAATGTGCGGATGAGCCATTGGGCGTTTGCGACCGCTTTTGGAAAATCGCCGTCCGCGTTTTCACAGATTTCAATGCCGATTGATTTACGGTTTCCGTCTCCGTTGCCGTCCCCCGCATGCCAGCCGTTTTCATTTAACGGAAGATGCTGATAAATTTCCGTATCATCGACTGTGAAATGCCAGCTTGTGGGCGTATCGGGATTTTTCACATAACGCGCGTGCATTTTCGCATTAGCGCCGACGGATGTATTCGCCGTATTATGAACCGTAATGTAGATGGGCGTCATTGCATAGCCGGGGCGGTTATTAGCACCAACCGGAATAAAATCTTGGATAATGTTTACCATTCTTATCTCCCCTTACTTCGTTAAATTGTTTATTTTCAATAAAGCCTTCTGTTTTTTCCCTTTTTCTGTTACATAATTGTTCTTGAACCAGGCAGCCGCTGTCGTTCCTATCGTAAAAATGGCTGAACCGGCGGCATATAGCGTGTCCGCAAGCTGATTGACTTGGTCTTCCTGAATATCTAATGGAGACTTGCCGAACATCAGCAAGGTTTGGTTCAATAGAGCAAGCAAAAGAAGCACCGTCCTGATGACCGTGCCTTTGTCCGCGTATTTCATATCTGTGTTCCTCCTCATTTTTGCAGCAGATTGTACATGATGGCGATGGCGCCGCCAATAATGCCCGTGCATATTGCCGTCACGATGGCTCCTGTAATGGTCCGCTTAATCCATGTCGTATTTTCCTCAATTTTGTTCAGCTTCTCATTCAGTGTCATAATTTGCTGGTCCTGGCGGTCTGACACCCGCTCTAATGAGGCAACCCGCTGTTCCAACACCTTCTGTTCGCCTTTGATTCCCGCGAATTCTTTTTGCACCGTATGTTCATCAAGCAGCAATAATAAAACCCCCTTTTACATTGGTCTCACCTCCCTTCGGAAGCCTGTTTTTCCTTAGGACACAGCCGTCCCTTTCACAGAAAGGCTCCCGCCTGAGATTTTCGTGATTTCCATGACAATTTCTTTAAAGCCGGCAATATCAAATGACCACGCTTCATGTGTTCCTGACGTACCGCAAGACGAAGTCCCGTCATCTGTTTTAACCCCTCTGATCGGCAGGTTTTCTCCGGAGAAGGATCTGCCCCAGAAAGCAACATTGCTTGATTCGGCTGTTCCGGTGATTTCGACGAGGAGTTTTTTCTCACCGTTTACAGATAAGACCGCTCCCTCACCTGCGCTTTCTGCCTGTTCATGAAAAACAAAATCGGTCTGACTTGGATGAAGAGCGACCGGTAAAGGCTTTGTCTCTTGCAAATGAATATCGATTTCTCCCGCACCAAGTGATTGATAAAGGATAAATTCGGATTGCTGCAAATTCCCATTCACATAGCGGAAACGATAATACCTTTTAGTGAGATACACCCATTCAGACGCTGAAAACGCACTAGGCGCTACATCAACTGCGGCGGTGGTTGACCATGAAAGGTTATTGTCACTTTCTTCAATAAACAGCGTGCCGCCGCGATCGGCATAAGCAAAACCTTTCACTTTAGAAATAAGCACGGCGCCTAACCTATCCTGTCCGTATTGACTGTAGACCTCTGTCGCTTTCAGAACGGAGTTAGTTAACAGCTCGGCCACGCCCGACAAATGGGATACAGGTGTTACAAAATCTGTTTTTTCTCCTCTGTACGGCTTTACCGCACCTGCTTTTCCGGTTCGGTCTGCGGGAAATTCATATTGATATTTCGCCATTTTCATCCTCCTGCTTTCTACTTGTTTTCTTAAAAAAGCCAAAATAAAAAAGCCTTACATGGCTTCTCCGGTGATCGCTTCATATTGGTCTGGCGTTATCAGGGCCTGATGAACGCCTTCTTTCATATCCTCTATCGAACAGTCTTTATATTGCAGAGCCTGTTTAACCATATCTGCCGTCGCCCACTGATAATGAAGGGCAAGCACCCAAAAATTCATTATGCATTTTCTCCTTTCAATGACAAAAGTGTAAGCTTAACGTCTGACAGCTCATTCCCCAGCATGCTGTTCAGCTCTTCCAGCTGCTTGCGCGCGAGTTTTTCCCGAGACAGCTCTTGTGCGAGCAGCTCAACTTGATCCGGCGGCTCGTATGGCGGATTTTTTTGTGATTCTTCCCACCATGCCTGCAGCTGCTCTTTTGTGGGAATGGGAGCGTTGATGTTCCATTTTTCAATATAAGATTCATTCCCGTCATTTCTCAATATAAAGTCTTTTAACGGGACTGTCTCAGGATATTTATACATAATTGCATCAAATAAAATCATTTAAATCCCCCCATCTATACTTCCAAGTAATTTTTTCCCCCAATTTCCAAAATATCAAAATAATTTTTCTTTCCATCTGTATCTTTCACATAACGTGTGGCGGTGCCAGTATAACCGATATAAGCATATATTTCTGCATAATCACCGGCATCAAGCGGTACTGTCACTGTTCCGGTCAGTGTCGCATTAAACTCATTTAAATCTGTATTGTCTTTCGGAGAAGGCATTCTAAAATGATCCATTAATTTGTATTGTTCTCCATTCACATATACGTACAATTCAAAGTTGGAATATTGCTGTGTATTTTCTATATATATACTGCTGCCGATTAGGTACATTCCGGAGTGCTTTGCGATAAATCTACTATTTTTTACATCAAATAAGTTATCACTATCTTTTATTTTTCGGTTAAAAAGAATTTTATTAACCTCACCTTTTTTCAGCTCCTGCCGTCCTGTAGTACCAATGTTAGCATGTGCAAACCCTGCTATTTTTTCCCACGATGTCCATCCGGTAGTATCCCACCATTGACGAATCCAAGTACCGGTTTGACTATTCTTCCCGTTTCTCTCATCACCATTGCCGTAAAAATATTGAACGAAGCGCCATTTATTTAAATTTTCATTTTTTACAAAGCCATATCCAAGAGGGTAACCGGTACTGTTTCCCTCATAAATACCCATAAAAGTGATTCCCTCAGGATAATCAGTTCCAGGTGTTCTGGCATCAACAATTGTTCTTTCATCCCCATCACGATAACAAGTCAATTTATCAATTGAAAAATTAGTATCCGCGTAATTTTTCGCATTTAATAGAGCTTGGTCAGCTTTATTTTGGGCACCTCTTTCTGTTCCGAGCATTTGCCATCCAAGCCAAGTATTATTTAAATAATTGGTATAGAAATTGTTCTCGTAGTCAATCGCGTAAATCCAGCCAAAGACAGCTTTACCGGATGAATCTTGGTTAGTCATTTGCCATAATCCGCGTATAGCCTTCCCTTCAGCAGGGGCTCCCGGATTCGTGCCATGGGCATAAAAGGTTCCAATAGAAGTGCCTTTACTCTGAATGGCGTCCAGCAGATTTATATCGCTTCCGCTTACCAAAGAAATAGTTGGCGCTCCATTATCAGCAGTCAACTTCATCAACTGTCCTGCATTCCATTTTTCTTTGTCAGACTTGGTTACATGAAGATCTGTTTTATCGGCATGCGCGTTTACTTTTGCTTGCGCTCCGGCAGCCGTTTCAAACGGTATCCATTCAGTCCAGCTGCCGTTTTTCAGCGTTTTTCTCCAAAATCCCCCGTCATTTGAGAAAGCAGCCGCCTCCCCGTTATTCTTTGAAGAATAAAGATAAATGCCGTCTGCCGGCTGCGGCGGAGTATTTATTCCTGTCGTTGCTGCAGAGAAAGTGAAGGTTTTATTTTGGCTGGCAGCTGTCTGATGAAAATCCTGTCCGTCGGAGATATTGATAAAAGCAGAGCCGTTATCTTTTGTGATTTTTGACAGCTGCCCGTTATTCCACTTCTGACGCTCTTCCTTCAACACATGCCGGTCCTGATCTTGATTGTGCTGATCGAAATCCTTTTTTGCCGCCTGCTGTACATTGTCCACGTTTCCGAGCCCGACTTGCGCCTTTGTCGTTTTATGCGGGTTGTTCATTTCGTTTTTATGGGCTGCCAGGTCCGTGTGGGCGTCTTTTATTCCTTTTTCCCAGCGATTGACGTCATCTTCGTTAATGGGGTCGTCCGGGAGCCAGTCTGTTTTCTCTTCGTATGCCATCGTTACACCACCTCAAAAGTAAATCTTAAGTCAAGCGTTCTGTTGCTGCTTACGTCTATATTTGTTTTTCTCTCTGTGATAACGCTGCCTGTTTCATCGATCATCTGCACGGTTTCAATGTGCTTGATGTCTTCTTCCCGGCGTGTCAGGACGGTAACGGCGGCGTCATTTACGGATATTTCTGTAATAGGCGTTTCTTTGCCGTTTAACAGCACTTTTGTGATTCTGCTTTTCAGATCTGCTGCTGTGCGCTGTCTGTATGCGGTTGATATCATGGTAAAACCACCTCGTTATTGTTGAGTGTGACGGAATAACCGACCTTCAGCTCACTGGCTGTCCGGTATCTGCGATGGTTGAGAATGACACGGTCTTTAATCTCCAGCGTTTCGTTTAATCCGGCCCTTAGTGTATAAGCCAAATGGGCGGGCTTAATGTTTTCCAGCATCTCGATCAATTCGCTCATGTGCTGCAGATCGTCAAGCTCGATATCGACATTAAAACGATATTCTCCCGGCAGCAGGCGGACATGAGCGGACGGATGTTTCAAAAAGCGGTTTAACGCCTGTTCGATGGCTTGATGTGTCATCGGCGGAATGTTGGACATCTTTGATATGAGCCGTAATCGCCTCATGTCAACCGTGTCGCCTGATTCTCGCGGTATTTTCAATATCTTTTCCCAGCGGTCAAGCCCCCACGTCGCCGTCGTGATAAACAGCTGGTCGGTCAGATCGAAAATGCCGTTATTCTGCTGATCAAACTCCGGGGCTTCCGCTTTTAGAATTTCTGTCATTTCTTTTAAACGGGTCAAAAACAGCGGGAGGCAGGCCGTCATATCATCGAGTCTGCTCAATAATGGTCACCTGCCTGAGAGTCGGAATTTCAACGTCGCTCAGCACGAGATTTTCCGCTGCTCCGTTGATCCTGATATCGGCGTAGTCACTGACGGACGCCGAGTTATATACGATATTGTTAATTTGTGATAAGCGAACGGTATTTTCTTCAAATGCCATTTTCTTAAATAAATTCAGGACACCCTTTTCGATTTCGGCTTTCACTTCATCAATCGAGCTGTTTAGCTCAGGAAGCACTGCGGCGGATATCTCGATTTCCTTCCATACGGCGCTTTCTACCGTTACAGTCGCTCCGATTGGGGCCTGTCCTTCTCCCTGTCCTTCATTCGGATCAATATAGTCCTTTACTTTCTTAATCAAAATGGCTGATGCCGGCTCCAGATTCGCATTCGTTATGACGATCTTCACCGTTCCTTCTCCGTTCCAAAGCGGAAAAATTTTCGCTCTTCCGACACCGGCCACTTCTTCGGCCCACTGCTTATAATGCTGCTTATTTGCACTGACTGCCTCGCGGCGGACACGGGTAAAGTAGCGCTCCCGCAAGCTGTCGTCATCTTCTTCCTCACGGCCCGGGATTAGAATATCACGAATGACCGCCTTCTCAAGCCCCGGTATCGTATCAAGCGGCAGCAGGTTTTGCCCTGAAATATTGGCATTGCCTGCTTCACCGGCCGTTTCACATTGGAGCGTTCCGTCAGCCGTATATTGAAAATACAGGTTATCGACAAAAAAACGGGAGCCGGCGGGAATGGTGACTCCTGATGTGAATTCTCCGGCTCTGACCGCTTTTGTCGCAGCGGTTCTTTCAATTCCGGCTTCCGCGGCCCGCCTGTCCAGAAATTCTCCCTGCGCTGTATCGGAAAAGACGAGCTCCAGCACGGTATCAAGCCAAATATAAGATTTTGCGAGTTCGGCAGCCGCAGGTGCGAGTGCATTGTAGATGACACTGCCTTCCCTCGTATCAATGTCAGCCGTTATGCGTGACAGCATTCTGTCCATAATGTCTTCAAATGTCTGCGCTTCAAACATCCTCACCCATCACCTCCTCAATTTCAAGCATGCCTTCATCGGTTTCCACTGTGAAAGAGACATGGAATGCATCATCTTGTTTCTCAATCTCAAAATCGGTCACAGCGGAAATGCGGTCATCATACAGTAAGGCTTCTTCAATGAGCCTTGGAATCTCCATTTTTTTATAAGCATCGGTCGTTTCATTGTCAGAAAGAACCTCCTGCAGCTCATTCCCGATATCATGACTGAAAACGGAATACGAATAACGTTCTGTATGGAGGGCGATATAGACAAATTGCCTGATTGCTTCAAGCCCGCTTATCAGTTCATTTGTAATCCGGTTCTTTTCAAAATCAATTCGGTAGGTTTGTGAGGTTTCAATGGCCTCACTTGAATCCTCCAAATCATCAAATGCGATTTCCGGTGTCAGGGCCATTGCACCCGCTCCTTTATCATTTGTTCAATAAAAAAAGGCCCCTTCATCAGATGAAGCGGTCTTTTCCTGAGCCGTTTAATAGGCTGAAATTTCTATTAAATTCCCGTCCGGATCTCTGAGGTAGACGGATAAAATGTCTCCTATCGCTCCCGTACGTTTCACCGGCCCTTCCTCTATCGTCAATCCGCTCTTCGTCACATGGCGGATGACGTCCGGAATGGCAGTTTCCGTAATGAAGCAAAGATCAGCTGAACCCGGCGTCGGATCCTGTGCTTTCGGCTCGAACTCTTTATTGGCTTCATGCAGATTTATTTTCTGATCACCGAACAAAAGCGCGGTTCTCCCGGCCCCGAAGGTAACAGCTTTCATGCCGAGCACCCGGCTGTAAAATTGCACCGTCCGCTCGATACTGGCGACAGTCAGCACCAAATGATCCAGTCTCTCAATTTGCATGCACATCCCCCCTTTTTTCCAATTATAGAGGAATGCGGTTAAATTTTGTCCAGTATAAAAAACGTTTGCCCGCCGGTTAAAGCCGCGGTCATTACCCGCTCTCCGGCTTGGAGCTGATCGTCTTCCCCGGTTCTCATCCGTTTCGGTACAATGACGGCATCTGCTGGAATGATGAGCTTATCGTGATCTTTTAATTTTAATTCAAGCGGCGAAACGGCTGTGACTTCGGCCGGGATCAATTCTACCGGGACCCCAGCATCAACCGCGCCGACGGCTAAATGTTTAATGGCATCACTCAGTTTCATCAGGAAGTCCCCTCCGGCATGGAGTTTTTCTCTGTGACATCAATCGTCATCGTGTGTTTCGTTCCTTGGAATTCATGGCGGTCCGTATCAACGTAATAGGTTTTTTTCAGCCCGATTTCCGGGATTGAAATATACACCGGCAGGCCGCTTTCCAGTCCCGGAATGCCGATGGCCTGGATGTTTTTCAGCTCTTTTTTAACGCCCTTTTTCTCGGCCTGCTTAACCTTTGCCCGCTGCTTCAGCTGTGCTTCGTTAATATCGTCAGAAACCGTTTCCGTATACTGCAAGATGCCGAAAGTTTTCATGCCGGAGCTGTCTTTGGCTGTTGCTTTTACCGTTTTGTTGTCTTTTTGAAGGCGCAGGACGACACGGGTTGCGGTATCGTCGATTGAGGTGCTGTATTGATATCCCGTGATATTGACGCCTGTTTCCAGCGCCCAAACCTCCGACGGCTCCGGCCACTCACGCAATCCCAGCCTGCCCTTTTCTGAATAAAGCTGATAATTGCACCCCGTCTGGCTTTTCGTCTGCTTTAACGCCTTCAGAATGATGTCGTAAAGACTTGTATCATTTTTAAAAACGAGAGATTTGATGGTATGACCCGTATTGGCAATCGACGTGACGGGAATTTGAAAATCGCTGGCGATTCTCTTAATGATTTGATCGGCGCGCTGATTAGAAAACACATAGACATCTTGGTTTTTCACAAGATACTGAAGCATGTCATACGCAGTGAAGGCGACGGTATGCTCGTCCGGGGTTCTCGCAAAGACAATGCCGCGGAACAGCTCTTTACCGTTCCATTTAAACAAAACCGTATCACCCTCTGACACACTGTAATACGTCTGGCTGCCCTGCTTGACCACAATCGTTGCTTCAATCGAGCGCGGCGCCTGGTATCTGCGGCCTTCAAGTGATACGCTTTCTGTCACCAGCTCAAGCCACTCCGTTTCTTTAATGACAAATAGTTCTATCATTTATTTCACCCGTTTCATTGCGGTATCTTCAGCTTCTGCCCCGGGAAAATCCAATGCCCCGGCTGCCGGATGTTCCGTTTGCTGCGCTTAATCATGGCGGTTTTATTCGCGTTCCAAATTTTCCGCCACTCAGTGTGGCTTCCGTAAAACTTCCCGGCAATGTCCCACAGCGTGTCTCCTTTTTTCACCGTGTACGTTTTGGGAGAAGCTTTTGACGGACGCTTCGCTTTCGTTTTTTTCTTTTGTTTGATTTTTCTCGGCGATGCGGTTTTATATTCTTTCAGCACAATATCATAATTTCGATCACCGATTTCATTGTCGCCTTCACTATAATTGAGGCTTTCAATGCTGCAAGTGACATTGATTTTTGTGCCCGTAATCAAAAACTGAACGGGCTTTTTCGCCTTCATCCATTTTTCAATTTTGGCGATTGCATTTTCTGGTGAAGGGATGCTTTTATATTCAGCAATCGGGCTGTATCTCTTCGGAAAAAAAGAAGAGAACGATATTTCTTTCGCTCCCGGTTCTTCAATAAATGTCACATCTCCGAGTCCGGTGACCTTCACTGAATCATTCTGCACACTATTTGCGATATCAATGGCTTCAGGAAGAACGGGAAGCCGTAGCTTGTCCTTTCCCTGTGATATCCAAAATTCATAAACGGATTTAGTCAAAAGCAACGGCTCCCTTCGCTCCGGTGTAGATGTCTTTTTGCAATTCGTCGATCAGCGCCTGTTTGATTTTGGCCGCCAGGCTGTCGGCGTCTTGTCCGTTATGGAAATGCTGATCGCCGCTGAATTCAATTTTAATTTCATTTGTTCCCGCTTTTTGTGCGGTTTGTCGGCTTCCTGTGACTGCAGCAGAAACTGTGCCCGCAGAAAGCGCCGCCGGGTCGGCTTGAGACGGTTCAGATACTTCCATCCCCAGCGCTTGAGCCGCTTGTTGAAGGAGATAACGGCCTCGGATGCCCCGTTCTTCAGGGATAATCCACTCCCGTTTATTTCCTTCGCCGACACGGGCGATTTGTTCCTTCGTAATCAAACCGCCGTTGGCGTAGCCAACGTACGGTCCGCCGTGATTCATGCTTTTAATGCCCGGCACGTTGTTGATCGAGCCATAGCGGCT